CAGCACCGATATGATGAACTATTAGAAAACATAAAGCATGAATCAGAAATAATACTGGAGGTTTTTTCAAAGGAGAATAAAAATGGAATTACAAACATTTAATAGCACGCAATTCGGTGAATTGAGAACAGCCGAAATCGAAGGAAAGATTTATTATTGCGGCAACGACGTTGCCAGAGCGTTGGGTTATGCAAGACCTAATGATGCTATAAACCAACATTGCAGGTATACGGTAAAACACAGTATACCTCATCCACAGAATCCAACAAAAGAATTAGAAATGTCATTTATCCCAGAAGGTGATGTATACCGATTGACAGCACGAAGTAAGCTGCCACAGGCAGAGAAGTTTGAATCATGGGTATTTGATGAAGTATTGCCACAAATCAATCATACAGGTGGATACAGAGTACCTCAGAATCCAATGAAAGCATTACAACTTATGTTCGATGCTCAGAAGTCCATAATCGAGGATCAAAGAGAAACGAAGTATCAGGTTGAAACACTGGATAAGCGTATGACCTTCCATGAAGAAGAACAGGAATTGAGTAAAAGGCAGTATGACTATATATCTGGTAAGGTGAGTAATCGTCTAAAAGAAGTAAAAGAGGTACGTGATTGGCATTTGAATCCTAAACAAGCAGGAGAGCTACGGCACGGGCTTAATGGTGATATTTTGCGATATATGGGTGTTAGATTTAGAGGTTCTATTGCAAGAAAAGATTTTGAAAAGGTCTGTCAGTTTATCGAGGGATGGGACCCGTCAAGCGTGACATTACAAAAGATTTCGGAATTGGAAGAAGTGGAATAATGATGTGGGAATACATAGTAATCGGTCATGCAGTATTAACAATATACCTAGTTATCAACATGTACAACACCCTGCGTATGGGGGTTATATGCGACCCGATTGTTTTGCTGGAGAATCATTATGAAAACCATCTATAACCGCATGGATCCAGACCACTACGATGATGAGTGGCAGCTGTCAGCAGACGAGCTGGCAGACCTGCAGGCGGAAGATGCAGAAGCTAAGAAAGAAGAAAGGATTACAGAATATGAATGACATCATGAAAAAGGTCATTGTATGTCCCAAGTGTGGGAAACAGGAATATTACGGTATGCTGCACTGGAGAGACGGAAAAGAAATGTGTCGTAAATGTATCTATGACGTGTGGGAAAGTGAAGGACCTTGGAGAAGAACCCCAAGTGATGAAGTTTTCCCGATCTACGAGGATGGCAAAGATTACACACTTATGACAGCTACTGAGCGTAGCACAAAATCAACACAAGAAATATTTTAAGGAGGAAGAGATATGTTACCAGCAATAAAAGTCTGGAAAATGGACTACAGTTTTATCATCAAGAATTATCTTAACCCTGCATTATGGCAGAAAACATGGACGCTGTTTGAGTATAAGGATTTTGTCATCACTATCAAATTGACAAAAATTGAAACGGAAAATATGAGAATTGTGTTTCGCCTGAACCTGCGGGACAACAGTAGACCGAATACATGGGGAGATCAAGAGGATGTATCATATTCCCTCAAAGGCAGCAGTATCAAATTTCTTATTAAAAACATAAACGGAGCTATATTCAGAATGATCAGTTATCACGAAAGGAACCATGTGCTTGAAGATTTACCCGTATATATAGATGCTAAACAGCAGGGTGATATCGAAATAGAGAAATTAACTGTCTTAGCATCCGAATTTTTGGACGACGAAGGCGTTACAAACGAGGAAATTAGAGAGGCGTATATTGACAAGTATGTAGATGATAACAAGCAAAACGATAAATACATTCAGAGGCTACGTAGCGCATACGAATATCATTTACTGACTGACTTTTATCTCGTGTTTGCAGAATCAATAGGTGACGATGCAAAGTATCAAACAGTCATGGATAAGCTGGAAGAGAACGAGATTGAAAATGTCTTAAAAGAAATCAACCAGTATAAGACATACATTGAAACAGACGATTATCAGGAGGAAATGAAAGGCCTTCTGGAAGAAATTTAGGAGGAAAATGTATGAGCAAAGTAATATGTGTTATGGGAGAGAGCGGAAGTGGTAAAACGACCGCAATGCGCAATCTTCCACCGGAAGAAACAGTATATATTGACTGTGATAAAAAAGGTCTCAGCTGGAAAGGCTGGCGCAATGAATACAATGCAGACAATAAGAACTACATGGTCAGCGATGATGCAGACAAAATTATGCGTATGCTTGTCAAAATCAGCGACAAGCGTCCAGAAATCAAATATGTAGTCATTGATACAATCAATGGCATCATGGTGGGCGATGAAATGCGCAGATGCAAAGAAAAAGGCTACGACAAGTGGATGGATCTTGCACAGTGTATATGGAATATGGTGGACACCGCTCCTACGCTGCGCGATGATCTCAATATCATATTTACAGCACATACGCAGACAGAGCGCGATGACAGCGGTTATATGTTTACTCGCATCAAAACGAGCGGAAAAAAGATTGACAAAATCTGTCTTGAAAGCAAATTCACAACCATCCTGAATGCAAAAGCTGCAGGCGGACGCTATGTATTTGAGACACATGCCAAGAACAGTACAGCAAAAACGCCTATGGGAGCATTTGAAGAGGATGAAATTGATAATGACATTATGGAAGTTATCAAAGTATTGGAGGAGTATTGACATGACGAGAAGTTTATATGAAATCAATGCAGCATACTTGCAGCTGTTTGAAAGAGTTGATCCAGAAACAGGAGAGATTCTGTTTACAGATGAGGAATTGGATGCAATCAAAGAAGAATTTGAAGTAAAAGCTGATAATATCGGCTGTTTGATTAAAGAGGTGAAGGCACTGATCAAGGCAAGAAAAGAAGAAATCGATGCTCTTAAAATGAAAAATGATTCAGACCAGAAGCGAGTCGATCATTTGGAAAAATACTTGTTAAATGCGTTGATGATGCGTGGTAAAAAGAAACTTGCTACCGCCAGAAACACCATAAGTACGAGAAACACAAAGTCAGTTTCTATTGATGCAGAAATTCTCATACCTAAAGAATATTTAAAAGTGAAAACAGAAACATCGCCGATGAAGAAAGAAATCGGTGCAGCACTGAAACAAGGAATTGACGTGCCTGGCTGTAGTTTAGTAGAGAAAACGTCATTAACAGTTAAGTAGGAGGATAAAATGGAACCAATCAACGGATGGAATGAATTAGAAGAAGCTGGAAGTTTTGAAAAAATTGAGTTAGGCGGACACATATGTGCAATCGTTGGCGCGCGCACAGAAGTATCTAAAAGTGGAAACAAGATGCTCGTTATAGCATATGACTTCGCACCAGAAGATAAACAACCAGGTTATTATGGTGCAATGCTTGCAGCGGATAGAAAGAAAGACCCGAATGCAAAGTGGAGAGGTACATATTATCAGGGGTATGGAACAGAACAGTCAAATCCATATTTCAAAGCTTTCATCAACCGGATACTGGAATCTAATCCTGGATACATATGGTCTTGGGATGAAGGAAGCCTGAAAGGAAAGAAATTCTGTGGCGTATTCGGTAGGGAAGAATATCTGAATGATAAAGGAGAATCAAAATTTTCTACTAAGTGTATGTATGTGAGGGCTGTCTCTGAAATTGACAACGTAACAATTCCGGAAGACAAGCTGCTAAAAAAGACAAGCGCACCTTCTGGCGGATTTACACCACAGCAGGCATATGCAAGTCATCTGGATATAAGGGATGATGATCTTCCTTTCTAAGCAATGAGCAAGTTGTATAAGCGCAACGGTGTCTATTGCATAGATGCCGTTGCATTAAAACAAACGGATGAAATGTTTCTTGATTGTGGAGATACGCTGGAAGTTGATATAAAGCTCATTGATAGACGGCATATAACAGATAAACAAAGGCGTTTTATCTTCGCTTTATGCGGAGAGATAGCACGATATACGGGCTATGATTCGGAATGGGTGAGAATGGAATTACAACAACAGTATGCATCAGTAATGGAAATAGAAGTGGAAAGTCTGTCTTCCTGCAGCATGACCTACGCAAACGGCTTAATACGGGCCATTATTGACTACTGCATATATAACGAGATACCGTTTGCTAAGAAGATTATTACGGACTACGAATATACATTCGACGAAAAGCAATCATATGCACTAGCTTTAAAAAGAAGATGCGTAATATGTGGGAAACATGCCGATATACACCATGTTGATGCGGTCGGTGCAGGAAACAATCGTCATAAGATATCGCATGTTGGTAAACGCGCCTTGCCTTTGTGCAGGGGATGTCATATAAAGTGTCACACGATAGGCAATGAGGTATTCATACAAGAGAATCACTTATCACCTTTTGCCATTGATAAGAAAATGGAATATTTTATCAAAAAAGGCGAATTAAAGGTGTTTGATGATGATTAACTACCCAGACGGACGCAAGTATACCTCTGCGCAAACACCGCCCACAAAGCCTAAAAAGAGCAAGTATGGAGCAGTAAAGACAGAGGTAGACGGGATAAAGTTTGACAGTAAGCATGAAGCCAAGAGATACCAAGAATTACGGCTACTGGAGCAGGCAGGGGAGATAATAAACCTCCGCTTGCAGG